CAGGAAAAAATAATGAAAAGAAATGGTTTGAAAACTTACCAATTGATAAAAACCCAGATTATGTAGTTTATTTCGATGACTTCGATAGAATTGGATTTGATTCTAATACAGGTCATAGATGGACTGTCGTAAAAGATTCAGGTGCGTCTGTAGCTATTGCAGCAGACCAACTTAATGGTTTAGTTAATCTTAATTCAACAGCAACCACAGATAACGATGGTGCTTCTATTCAAAAAAATGAAATTTTTCAGGTTCAATCTGATAAAGCTCTTTGGTTTGAAACTAAAGTTAGAACATCTGATGTAACTGACACTGATTTATGTTTTGGTTTCACTATAAATTTTGCAACCAATCCTGAAGCTATGCTTACAGCTACAGATAGAATTGTATTTCAAAAAGATGATGGAGATGCATCAATTCTTTGTAAAACAGAAAAAGATGGTACAGAAACTTCAACAGATTCTGGTATTGACATGGAAAACGATACTGACGTTACATTAAGTATTCGTTGTCAAAGCACAGGAAAAGTTGACTTTTTTGTAAATAGAAAATTAGTTGCAACACATACAGATAATATTCCAACTGATGAAATTTTAACAATAGCTGCAATGTCTTTATCAGGTAATGCTACTGGAACTAAAGTTACATCAATTGATTATATGTTTGCTGCGTCTGACAGATAGGAGTGAATTATGAACTCTGATGTAGGTGCAAAAACTTTAACATCAACAGGCACAATACAGTCTGGTAGAACTAGATTATTATCTATTTATTATGTTGGTCATGCCAGTGCAGGAACTTTAACTTTTAAAGATGGTGGAGCAAGTGGTACACAAAAACTTGTAATTACAACTCCAGCCAGTAGTGCTGCTGACCAGTATCAGGTAGATATACCTTTAGATGGTATTCTGTTTAAAACAGACATGCATTTGACAATTTCAAATGTAACTTCTGTGACTGTTTTTGTAACACCAATAACTGCCGACACTGATAATGGATAGTTATTACGAAGACTTGGATTTGTTTGGTCTAAAAGAGGGAGGCATGCCTCCTCGAAATAAAAAAAATTTTAGACCAACAAAATCAGGTGCAGGAATGACTGAAGCTGGTGTAAAAGCTTACAGGCGTAAAAATCCAGGTTCAAAGTTACAAACGGCTGTGACTGAAAAAAAACCAAGTAAGTCACGAGCTAAAAGAAGAAAATCTTATTGTGCTAGAAGTCGTGGACAAATGAAGATGCACAATGTAAACTGTAGGAAAACACCTAACAAAAGAATTTGTCAAGCAAGGAGGAGATGGAGATGTTAGAAAAAATTAAATTTTATAAAGATATGATAAAAGACTTGTATGTTAACAATAAAGACCTTATAGTGATTGTATTATGTGGTTTATTAGTGATATCTTGGATGCTTTAGTAACCTTAGTTTTATTTATAGGTTTTTTATTCTTCTTTTCAATATGGGGTGTTTGGGCAACAATCTCTTATCCAATCAATAAATTATATGAAATTAACAGAAAACTTTTCTCTGGCAGAGCTAACAAAGTCACAAACAGCAACTCGACTAGGGTTTGAAAATAAACCTAATCAGATGCAAGTTTTAGCTTTGACTAAACTTTGTGAAAATGTTCTTCAACCTATACGCAATAAATTTGAAATGCCTGTAATAATATCCTCTGGCTTTAGGTCGGCTCGCCTGAGCGAAGCTATAGGTTCTTCAAGCAAATCGCAACATTGTAAAGGTGAAGCTGCCGATATCGAAATATTTGGAGTTGACAACAAAATTTTAGCAAGTTGGATTAACAACAATATTAAATATGACCAATTAATACTTGAATTTTATAAACCATCAGACCCACAGAGTGGTTGGGTTCATGTATCTTATACTGATGATTGTCGTAAACAATTTTTAAAAGCTTATAAAGATGCTAAAGGAAAGACGAGGTATATACCATGGCAATAGGAAGGTCACAAATGAAAAAACAAATTACCGATGGTCCACAAAAGCGTAAGTTTGCAAAGACTAGAAAGAGTAAAAAAAAGGTGATAACATAATGAAAGATGATATTATAAATGCTCTGGTAAAAGTTTATGATGCAAATATTGAAAAAGCTAACGCAACTATAAAAATTTATTTAAATAGTTCTGTTGGTATAGGTGAACATCCAAACATCATAGATGAAATAGACAAGCAGGTAGATATAGTATCAACTAACGAACACAAAATTGATATTATAAGGACATTTAAAGATGCAGATAACTAAAAATATAATTAAATTTAATAATTTTTTGGTAAAAATTCCAAAAGAAACAAAAAGAGTTTGGGATTTAGCTGAGAATAGATGGGGGTATAAATATGACAAAACTATGTGCTAGAGGCAAAGCTGCCGCTAAAAGAAAATTCAAGGTATATCCTTCAGCCTATGCAAACGCTTATGCCTCAAAAATTTGTGCAGGTAAAATTAAAGACCCAAGTGGTTTAAAACGAAAAGATTTTAAAGGACCTAAACCTGCAAAGAAAGGAATCTTTGCTGAAACAAATTATGAATTTAGTGTTGGAGGTCATGCTGTCATGGGTTCGCCAGTAAGTGTTGATGTTGATGGTGATACAATAACAAACCCTTCTGCGTCTAATTATTATAAAGATTTAATGTAATGGGATTAAAAAAGTGGTTCTCACAAAATTGGGTTGATATCGGTTCTAAGAAAGCCGATGGAACTTATGCCAAATGTGGTCGTAGTAAATTAAAAGCTGATAAAAAAAGAAAATATCCAAAATGTGTTCCTTTGGCAAAAGCACGAAGAATGTCTGAATCACAAAGAAGAAGTGCAGTAAAAAGAAAAAGAGCAAAAGCTCAAGGTGTAGGCGGTAAACCTACTAATGTAAAAACTTTTGCGGACAATGGTAAATTTATAGTTAAACCAAGAAAAAAATTTTCTTTAAAACCTAAATTTGATTTTAGTGAAGTTAATTTAGGAGATGTAAAGCGAAGTTATAAGCGACCTGCTGTTGAGCTTAAAAAACAAAATAAAAAATTACCTGATGTTTCTGTTGAATTGTTTAAAGAGTACACGGATGTAAAAACACCTTATTATGAAGACAAAAAACAATCAAAGGGTGTAACTGGCACCATTGGTGGTAGATATGGTAGAGTGCGAGGACAAATTGCCAAAGACAATAAGACAGGAAAAATTTCAAGACAACTAAGCATTGAAGGAAGTTTTGATTTTGCAAAGGGAGGGTTTGCAAAGAACTATTATAAGGATATACTTTAATTATGAAAAATTCACTTAAAAATCCAGATAAAGCTGACCTTGATGGAGATGGGGTTCTTACAAGTTATGAAGAAAAAAGAGGGAGAGCTATTGAATCAGCCATGAGTAATCAGGTAAAAAAAAAGAAATTTGGAGGCATGGCAGTTCAAGGTGTAAAAGACCCAACTAAAATTCACAGAAGTTAAGGTGATGTATGGCAACTTCAGATTCAACTACTTTTGACCTTAATATTGATGATATCATTCAAGAAGCTTACGAAAGATGTGGTAAGCGAACAAACAGTGGTTATGATTTAAAATCAGCAAGACGAAGTCTTAATATTTTATTTAGTGAATGGGGAAATCGAGGGGTTCATTTATGGAAAGTTGAATTGAAAGAGCAGTTGTTAACAGCGGGCACTTCAACTTATACTGCACCAACAAATGCAAACGACATTCTAGAGGCATATATCAGCACCACAACAGGAACGACTTCTTCAACTAATGATGTGTCGCTAACGAAAATTAGTAGAAGTGAATATGCTGCTTTACCTAATAAAGGTTCAACAGGACAACCTTCACAATATTATGTTGACAGACAAACCATTCCACAAATTACTTTATATCAAACACCCAATGCTTCAACATATACATATTTAAAATATTACTATTTAAAAAGAATTGAAGACGCTGGAGCTTATACTAATACGGCTGATGTAGTATTTAGATTTATTCCGTGTATGGTTGCTGGGTTAGCTTATTATTTGTCTATGAAATATAATCCACAGGTAGTTCAACAAAATAAACTTATTTATGAGGATGAATTACAAAGAGCACTTGTAGAAGATGGTCAAAGAACCTCAGTATACATAACACCACAATCATATTACCCAACCAGATTATAAGGAGAGAAAAATGAAAGGATTACGATTAAAAACAGGTGGAGATGCAAATTTAGAATTTATAAAAGGTGTAAGTCCTGTATTAGCTCAATCTTATAGTGCTATGTTATCTAATATTAAAGACCCAGCAAAACAAGATACTTTTAAAAAAAGAGCAGGACAACAAATTGCAGCGTATAGAAATATGCCTGAAGAACAACAAAAAGCTTTTGTTTCAGAGATGACTACTAAATATTCATCACCAACAAAAGAAACTTTTAGTGATATTAATAAAAGTCTAGAGGGCAAATATAGACCTGTATATCAAGTTGCTGCAGTAAGGAAAAGCAAACCAACTGTGGCTAAAGATATTTATAAAGAATTAGGATTAGCTAAGACAGGAGGAATTGCAATCAGAGGAAATAAATTTAAAGGCGTTTTTTAATGAAAGGTATGAAGTTGTATAAAAAAGCTGCAGGAGGATATCTGTCAGCGTTAGAAGAATCTAAGCCTGAGTTGTTTAAGACTATAAAAAATTACAGAGATAGATTAAGTGGTGGTGAGCAAGAAACTTTTGATAAAAGAGCGAATATTCAATATGCTGCTACTATGAATATGCCTAAAAGTCAAAGAGATGCTTATATATCATCAATTGAAAAAGAATATTCAAAACCTACAGATGCACAATTTAAACAAGTAAAAAGTAGTTTAGGACAAAAGTTTAAACCGACTTATACTTATATTGCTAAAGACCCTGATAAACCTGCTGCAACCACTGGTTATTATAGAGATTTATCGTCTGAGATAGCAGAAGCAGATAAGGCTTTAAAAAGTTTAATGATTACTGAAACAGAACAAAGAACAAGACCAAAGTATGAAGTAACTTACCCAAGAACTAATATGTATCAACCACAAAAACCTGCGACTTACACTAGTACACTACCAAAGGGTGCAGTATTACAACAAGGAAGTTATGGACAGCAGTTTTATCAAAAACCATCATCTGACCCTTTTTTAAGACCACAGGATGCTGGTCCTATGTACAGAAAGGTTGGTGATGAAAAATATACAGTTTCAACAACACGAGCTCAAAAAGCAGGTGATGAAGAATATGATAAACAATTTGCTGCACTTCAAAGACTTCAGAAAAGACATGATAATAGGTTTCTATATCATCAATATCAACCATCAAAGGGTCTTACAGGACAAAATGTATATTCAAATATTGGACTTAGTAATACACAGTCAATGCAACCAAAACCTTTTGTTAATCCATATGCTTCTTATGGCACTTCTTTTGGAACAGCAAAAAAAGGTGGAGCTGTTAAAATGAGTAAGGGTGGTAAAGCAGCTATTCGTGGTAAAAGATTTACGGGGGTATATTAATGGCATACGCAAGAGGAAAATATGCAAAAGCAATTTCAGACCGCTCAGGCATGGCATTTCCTTATAATGAAATGGTAAGAGAGTGGAATGGCTCACTCGTTCATAAATCAGAATACGAAGCCAAACATCCGCAGATAAGAAGAAAGCATATTACTGCTGACCCAATAGCTTTAGCTAATGCAAAAAGTCAAAAATTTCAACAACCCATACAACCATTTATAAATGATTCTACAGCAGACCAAACAAAAGCTGATTCAGGAGGAGGAGGTCAAATAGTTGTTAATTTAACTTTGCCAGGTGACTTTGCATTTAGAACAGATGGTTCAATGTCCTTAACTTCGACTGAAGCTAATCCGACTTACGGAAGTATGGTTCCAGATGATGGTTCTGCTGAAAATAGAAAAAGAGAATTA